GGTGGAGATGGTGGAAATGGAGGGCATGGTAGTAACTTTGGAGTAGCTGGTCTTATAGGTCAAGATGGTATCGACTCAAATAATGGTGGTACAGGAGGTTCTGGGGGTGCTGCAGGTGCTGCTGGAGCATCAATGGCAGGTGGATCATTTAACTACACTGGAATTATTAATTTTACAGGATCTGATACCACAATTATGGGACCAATTGACGGCGGTACGCAGGTCTAATATATAAGATAACTGAATTATATTAATGTCTGAAGAGAAAGAGTACCCTTCGGTTGGTCAGCAAGCAAAGAATTTTACCAAGACTGCATTCAAGATTGTCAGTGGGATTATTGAAGGTAAACATCCCATCATGGCATCTGAAGAAGTTAAAGCAAAGAGAATAGAAACTTGTCTTGCCTGTGATTGGTATGATGATGTTGATGGTGGTAAGTGTAAAGACTGTGGATGTTTCTTACAGGCAAAGTATCCTTGGGCATTAGCATCATGCTCCAGAGGATACTGGGGTTCTGATGAAGAAGCATTTAATGAATACTTCGAAAAGCTTGACAAAGAAGACAAAGAGGACTAGACTACCTTTGTGGGGGTTGATGATGATGCATCAGCCTCTTAAAGAAATATATAACTTCTAGAACAACCATACCAAAGGTATGTATAATTTTTGAAAACTACGAGATGAAATGTTCGACTACTCCTATCTTAGCAACAGAACTTGTTACTTACTACCCCGAGATAGATTTACAACCACTACGAGATTATTTGCATGGGTTACATTCTTCTGAATATACTCACGGTGCTCTGAAACAAACAAAGAATCATTATCTACATGAAGTAGATACACTGAAACCTATGTTTGATAAGATTCAAGAATGTCTTGATGATTATAAAGAGAAGTATGATTATGATTGTGATGCTATCAAAACTTGTTTGTCTTGGGTTAATATAAGTTCAGAGAGAGAATATCATCCAGAGCATATACATCCAAATTCATTAGTATCTGGTATCTTGTACTTGAATAATACAAGTCCAACAACGTTTGTGTCATCAAATATGAAAGAGTGGGGTGGTAGGGTATTTGTTAGAAGTTGCCACAAAAAGCATTATGAAAATAGTGCGATTGAGGGACAATTAGTATTGTTCCCGTCAGACTTGGGACACTTCACAGCACCTGGAGCACAGAGAGCAACATTGAGTTTTAACACAATGCCTGTGGGTACTGTAAACAAGGGTACTCTGACGGAGCATACTTATTAGACAGTTAAATAAGTGTCACAGGGTTCGTCAGTAGAGACTGACTGTGCTATAATATTCACATATCTGAAAGACCTCTGTGACCATCACCCTTCGCCCACATCAAGAGCGTGCTATTGCTGCTATGGGTGAGAACACCAAAGGTCAGGTGATCATTCCTACTGGCGGTGGGAAGACCATCTGCATGATCGAAGATGCCAAACAAAGATTTGAGAACACTGATAACTCTACTATTGTTGTCGTTGCTCCTAGGATTCTGCTGGCGAATCAACTATGTTCCGAGTTCCTAGAACTCATCAAGGATGTATGTGTGATTCACGTTCACAGTGGTGAGACCAAACATTTCAGCACCACTAAACCTGAGCGTATCAAACTTGCTGTTGGTATGTGTGACCTTGCACCTACCAATCGTATCATCTTCACTACCTACCATTCTTTACATCGTATTGTAGAGTCTGGTATCAAGGTAGATACTATCTACTTCGACGAGGCACATAACAGTGTTCAGCGTAATTTCTTTGCACCTACCGACCATTATTCGTCTATGGATGGTGTGCGCTGCTTTTTCTTCACTGCTACTCCTAAGCATAGTGCTACTATCTTCAAACCTGGAATGAATGACGCTGCCGTTTATGGCAATGTTATTTGTAATGTTTCTGCTCCTGAGTTGGTTGATGGTGGTTACATTCTGCCTCCTAAGGTTGTAGTCAAGAAGTTGGAGATGGTGCAGGATAAGCAACACGTTGCTGAGCGTGATGCTGAGAACCTGATTGAGTCTATTGATGAGAACTCCCTCAACAAGATTCTTATCTGTGCTCGTTCTACCAAGCAGATTGTTGCTCTTACTTCTAAGTCTGACTTCACCCATCAGATGCATCAGCGTGGTTATCATGTGATGTATATTACTGCTAAGACTGGTGGTATTATTGATGGTAAGAAAGTTCATCGTGATGTGTTCTTTCAGATCCTGAATGATTGGGGTAAGGATTCTACCAAGAAGTTTGTGGTTCTTCATCACTCTATCCTGTCTGAAGGTATCAACGTCAGCGGACTTGAGGCAGTGTTGTTTATGCGTAACATGGATTACATTGGTATCTCTCAGTCAATCGGTCGTGTGATCCGTCTGGGAGGCAGTGAGAAGACCTTTGGACTGGTCTGCGTTCCTGTCTATGATAAGGTGGGTATCAGCACCGCTAAGAGCGTTCAGGCGGTGGTAGATACAGTATTCCAGCAGGGTGAACCTGCAATTTCTGTTGTACGTCGTTGAATTTCTTATCATGAACAACACAATTTATCTTCGCATCTATCAACCCTCTGAAGATTGTGAGTTTACACATCATGATCTTTTTAATACTGGAAAACTTTCCAGTATGCTTGGGCATGGTCTAAAGCAATACACACTTAAATCTGGAGATATGACTCTTGTTGTATCTAAGTCACCCTGCATGGATGATTGCGACTCTATCAATTTAGCTCTTGTTAAAATTAAAGGGTTATCTCAATATAATCCATGGAAGTCGTATGGAGAATTTGAATGTTTCGATGTAGATTTTATACACTCAAAAACTGTGAGTTATAATAGTGAGTATGAAAGTTCATCTGGTAAAGTATTTGATATTGCTCGATCTATTGGTACTGGTCATCAAAACAGTGCAAAAACTAGAGAACTTGCTCTTTTCATGCTTCTTGATATGCACGGTTGAATAACTGTCCACTGGGAGCAGAAACCCCATCTGCTCCTGCTATAATACTAAAGTAATCAAAGGAAACCACCATGGTCTGCGAAGTCAAACTCTATGTTGCTGGTAAAGTCTTCATTGAGACTGTCCATGCCCGTGATTATGAAGATGCTAGGAGGACTGCTATTGCACGCAACCCAACCGCACGGGTTCTGGGTGTTAATGCCAAGATGTAATGAATAAATTTCAGAAACCTGATGTACCTAACTCTAGTCTCCTGGCTAACAATCCAGGAGACCCAGAGGGTTATGTAACTAAGGATGGTATGTTTGCTGCTGTTCCATGTGGTAAAGTGTTCATCATTATACATAATGGGAAGCAAGTTCATCAGTGTAAAACTTATAAGCAATCCCTTGCTTACATTAAAAAATTAGTTAAGATTAACAAGAAAACTAACTCACCTCTGGAGAAAATCCTATGAACAAGGAACAGAAGCGTAAGGAGGCATTCTTTATCTTTTATGATAGCGTATTAAAACCTGACGCTGAACTCAGAGTGTATGCTCATGAGCAGGAATGTTTCCATGAACTGATGGAATGGCGGGAAGAAATTATCACTTACCTAGACAAGAGGCGCAATGACGGATTCTGATTACACCTGGTACGATGAATGTTTTCGTGTGGAAGAAGGCATCCTATGGAATAGTTTTCTGAAAGATGGTACGGCAGTTCTTTCTACACTAACTAAGGAGATGTGTATTACTGAAACACGTTTCTATTTGAAAGCAAAACAGGATGGATTTGACAAATCAAAAGAAAGAACCTATGATGGTACAGTTGGAGGAAAACTATGAGCAAGCGCACATTTGTAACCAAGTCTGGTGATACTTGGGAGTGGGAAGAAAGTAAAGAGACCAAGAAAGCACTAGCACAATACTGGGCTGGTGATTATCAGGGTCCATTGTATGCACCACATCCTGATATTGTCAAGGAACAGGATGACAAACTCAACTATGATACGAGTGGCAAATGAAACCATTAACACCAGAAGAAGTTAAAGAAGCAGCGGATACTTTCTTTCCGCTGTTTGATATTGTGCATTGTAGTATGCCAGAGAATTCTACTGTTGAGGACACACTCAAAGTGTTAGAGACTGTGTGTAATCTTGCACATAGGAATCGTGATGAAGAAAAAATCGCTGCCTTTGGTTTCCTGAAAGATGAAGAAGAGACAGAATCAGAATCAGATTCAACAGAAGATACATAAGTTAGATGCACCTAACCCAATGTATGAAGAACTAAACGACTTTGAGAGAGCTCTTTCTCATTTTGGTACAAGGGTAGAACTTATCTGTGCAATGGAACTTGGTTCTAAGATTGATGCAGAGACGGCATACCAAAATATCAAGATAGAACTGAAAGAGCTCAAAAAAGTTAGGAAGAAAGACAAATGAGTGATAGTCTCAAAGTCACACAGAATGAGGATGGTTCTTTTACACTAGACTGGGATAAAGAGGATCCAGAGTGGTCTTGGATGAACGACCTAACTAGTAAAGAACTGCAAGCAATTGTAGAGCAGGTTATTAGGGAGGATGCAAATGAATAAGGATTACTCACACTATTCACTAGAGTCATTGAAGACTTGGATTCATGATGCTATGGAATCAGATGCTGAACCTGAGGAAGTGTATGAAGCAATCAGCGCAGAGATTGATTCTCAAATCAAATATCATACCCAAAAGTTACACTATGCCAACAAGTTAAAGACTATGTTGCAACATGGTGGGACACGTTCACATTTACCAACTATGGACGATTTTAAGGCAGAAGGGTATGAATATACACCATTGATCCCAAAGAAAATCTAAAGATTATAGATAGTTGCAACTGGGTATGCTATCATACTCTCACACCACCAATGGGGACTAATGACACTACCAAACAACACCGAAAAACTGGACAAAAATGAGGTAGAAAGCATCAACAATGCAGTCAAAGATGCAGGTATTCGTGCTATTCATCCCGAAAAGATGGAGGCATACGCTGACTACCTTGTAGCACAACTGAATAATCAAAACGGCGGATTTAACATTCCTCGCAGTCGCACTGGTGGTGCACTCGAAGAATAAATACTTAATATACAGAAACAATCCTATGGATAGCATCGAACAGCATATCGAAAAGGATAAAGAAATCCTTGAAGATCCTACTCTGTCGCCACAAATGCGTCGCCACACTGTAGATGAACTTGAGCATCTTGAGAAGTTCCATGATGCTCACCCTGAAGATCATCACGATCCCTCAGCATTTGAGATGTATTGTGATGAGAATCCTGAGGCGGATGAGTGTAGAATTTACGAAAGCTAAGACAGTCTAACAAGTGTCACAGCACCCTTCCCAAGGGTGCTTTTTTATTGTATATTATAAGGGTGGTTGAGAGACCACTCACACACTGACCTCCTACGGGACTAAACCAAACGGGAGCGCTGGTCACCTCCCAATTCTCTATTTTCTTCATCATGGCAACTCGCTCTCGCATCGGTATCCAACTCAAAGACGATTCTGTGCTGTCTGTTTATCACCACTGGGATGGTTATCCTGAGTGGTTGGGTCGTCAACTGATGGAACATTACAACACTCGTGATAAGGCAGTAGAACTGATTGATGGTGGTGACATGAGTGTTTGTCTCACTGATGATGGTGAACCCTCTCCACAGTATTACTCTCAGCGTGGTGAAGATTGCCCACCTCGTCTTGATGATAACATCTTTCAATATCTTGACAAGGACAACAATGAGGAGTATGCTTATGTGTATACCATTCATAACAAGTGGGTTTGCTATGATATGCACTCCTTTGACTATCGTAAGCAACCCGAAAAGGTAGAAATCCCTGCAGGTAAAGTCAAGGAGGGTGCAATCTGATGCGCCTTTGGGAATTCTACAACTCTGAAGATGATGAACTCATTGAAGT